AAGCAATTTAGATGGAAACCCATTATTTGGTAAAGATGGTATTGCTGATGATGCTATTCAAGGATTAGCAGAAAAGGATTACACAGCGTCGCTTGCTATCCTTAAAAATAAAGAAGATTACAAATTTAAAACATTAGTTATTCCTGGTGTAACTCAAGAATTAGCTTCTGATTTAGTAGACACTGCAATTGCTAATACTACAGCAAGAGGAGATAGTTTTTATGTAGTTGACTTAGTTGATTATGGTTCTACTACTTCAACTGTTAATGTTGAAGCTGGAGAATTAGATACTTCATTTGCTGCTTCTTATTGGCCTTGGACTCTTGTTAGAAGTCAAGAATTGGGACATGATGTTTGGTGCCCGGCTTCGGTTGTTATTCCAGGCGTATATGCTAAAAACGACAGTATAGCTGCCCCATGGTTCGCACCCGCTGGTTTAACAAGAGGTGGTATTACAAACGTTGTAAGAGTAGAAAAGAAATTACCTAAAGCAACTCGCGATACACTTTACTCAAATAAAGTTAACCCACTTGCTACATTCCCAGGACAAGGTATTGTAGTATTTGGGCAAAAAACCCTCCAAAATGCTAAATCAGCACTAGACAGAGTAAATGTCCGCCGTATGTTACTTGATGTAAAAGAAGTAATTGGTGGGTTTTCTAGAAATATTTTATTTGAACAAAACACAGAAGCTACTAGACAATCATTTGTTAAATTAGCTACTCCATACCTAGAAAGCTTAGTCCAAAGACAGGGTTTATACGCATTCCGTGTTAAGATGGATGGAACTTTAAACACCCCAGGTGTAATAGATGAAAATAAATTAGTTGGACAAGTATTTTTACAACCCACTAAAACAGCCGAATTTATAGTAATTGACTTTACTTTAACCCCAACTGGAGCCTCCTTCACAGATTAATATATGTATTAACAACCAACAACACTAAAACAACATAAAATGGCATTATTAGAAAATACAGAGTTAGGTAAAGTAGGTATGTTTTATAAGACATACGAACCTAAAACTAAAAACAGATTTATATTTGAAATTGAAGGTGTACCTGCTTTCTTAGTAAAAAAAGCAGACAGACCAAAACCTTCATTTGAAGAAGTAGTACTTGATCATATTAACGTACAAAGAAAACTCAAAGGCAGAGTTTCTTGGGCAGATATAAATGTTGAATTATATGATCCTATTAACCCTTCAGGTGCACAATCAGTAATGAATTGGTTTAGACTTCACCATGAAGCCGTAACTGGTAGAGATGGTTACCAGGATTTTTATAAAAAAGACGTATCGTTTACATCTTTAGGCCCTGTTGGTGATAAAGTTGAAGAATGGATAATAAAAGGTGCATTTATTAAAAGTGTTGACTTTGGTGATGGTGATTGGTCAAACGCTAATACAGCCCAGACTATCAGCATGACTCTTGCAATGGATTACTGCATACTTAACTACTAATTGCCAAATTAATATAACAAGAAAGAGGCGCCTTTGGCGCCTCTTCCTATTTACTCATATATGTATATGCAACAATAAACATTATTATAATGGCAGAAAAAAAGTTACAAACTGAAATGGTAGGTTTACCATCCAAAGGTCTTTTATATCCGGAAAATTCTCCCCTTCGTAGTGGCGCTATAGAAGTAAAGTACATGACCGCTAAAGAAGAAGATATTTTAACAAACCAAACTTATATTAAATCAGGTATAGTAATTGATAAATTACTTGAATCACTAATAGTGTCTCCTATCGATTTTAACGACATTTTAATCGGAGATAAAAACGCTCTATTGGTAGCGGCACGGGTCTATGGGTACGGACCTCATTATGTGTTTAAATACACTAATCCTGCGACTAATGAGGACGAAGAAGTTATGATTGATTTATCTTTAGTTGAAGATAAGGAAATAGATGAGTCTTTAATTAAGTCTCCTAATGTAAATGAGTTTGAATTTGAATTACCTAGTTCAAAAAGAAAGATTACATTTAAACTTCTTACCCAAAGAGACGAAAATAATATTCAGCTCGACCTTAAGAACCAAAGAAAGATGAAGAGGGAAGCTGAGTTAACTACACGACTTAAACATACTATAGTAGCTGTTGATGGTGACACTGATAAAGCATCTATTAGAGAATTTATAGATACAGAATTACTTGCAGTTGATTCTAGAGCGTTAAGAAACTATATTAAGGACATGTCCCCAGATGTAGATCTTACGTTTAACTTCGAAGGAGAGGACGGCACTATTGTCAATAACGTCCAAATTCCCATCGGAGTAGGCTTCTTTTGGCCTGACCTCCAGTTATAAACCAGTTATTTTAGATGAGGTGTTCGACCTTGTCTACTGGGGAAAGGGAGGATTCAGTTTCGAACAAGTATGGGATATGCCTATTTACTTAAGACGTTACTATATAAATAAAATTAGTGACATCCATAAGAAAGAGGAAGAAGCAGCTAAAAATCAGGGAAGCGATCAACAAGCTTATGAAAACTTTGAAAATCTTAATATTGATTGGAGTAAGTACGATATAGATCAGTAAGGCAGATTAACACTGCCTTACATCTTTTTATATTTATACAGGAATAATTCTATAGATGGCTGAAAATTTAGAAAACGAAAGAAATTTAAAACAAGAAATTGTTGGTTTAATTAATCAAGCTAATAGAGCTCGTCAAGAAGAAATTAGTTTATCAGCTACCCTTGTAGAATCTATTAAAGAATCCCTAAATATTACTAGGGGCCGAAATACTACTGATTCAAATTTATTAAACATAAATAGGGAGATAAATAAATCTATTATTAATCAAAGAGAAGGTTTAAAAAATGTTAATGACATTTCAAAACAAATTTCTAAAAATAATGATACTATAAATAAAGCTAAAAAATTAACTAATAGCTTATCTCAAAATCTTAGTAAATATGAAAACGATAGATTAGATATTTCAAGACAACTTCTTGAAAAAAGAGAAAAAATTGATGAGCTTCTTGCTGAAGAAATATCTAAAGCTGAAGCAGGCCAGCCATTTAATGAAGCCAAATTAAAAGGCTTAATGAAACAAGCTGAAATTACTGATGAATTAATAGCCCAAGATATCAGTAAATTAAATTCCAGCCAACAACAGGTTCTTTTAACTGAAGCTAATTCTAAATCCCTAGAACGACAAAATGCCTTACGTAAAGAAGAATTAGCTCAAGCTCATTTAACTAATGCCGCCGAAAAAACTAAAAGTTTTCTTTTAGGAGGACAAGCTTCTTTATTTGCTGCTATATCAGCTGCCGTATTAAAAAGTTCTCAATTAACTAACCAATTCCAACAAGAATTAGGCGTTAGCTATAGCAATGCTAGAGCTATGCGCAGTGAATTAGTTAATGCTGCGGGTGCTAGTGGTGATTTATTCATTAATAGCGAAAAATTACAAAAATCGTTCTTTGCATTAGCCGAAAATACAGGTGTATTTTTTGACCTTAGTTCTAAATCGGCAGAAACATTTACAAACTTAACAGAACGAATTGGTTTAGCAGGTGCTGAAGCAGGTAACCTTACAATGTTACTTAGACTTCAAGGTAAAGATACTGAAGCAACTATGTCTAACTTAGTAGGCACTGCAAGTGCTGCATTAGCTACAAGTAAAAGCACAGCTTCAGTAAAACAGATATTAGGAGATGTTGCTAGTTCGTCAAAAGGACTACAGGCCTCACTTGCTGCTAACCCAGGAGCACTTGCTAAAGCCGCAGTTGCCGCTAGGGAATTAGGTGCTACTTTAAAAGATATTGAAGGTACACAAAAAGCATTATTAGATTTTGAATCAAGTATAGGTGCTGAATTAGAAGCCGAATTATTAACGGGCAAACAGCTTAATCTTGAGCGAGCAAGAGCAGCAGCCCTTAACAATGATTTAAAAACTGTAAGTGAAGAATTATTAAAACAAGGTGTTGACTTAGCTTCATTTGGAAAAATGAATGTTCTTCAACAAGAAAAAATGGCTGCTGCTATGGGCATGAGCCGTGATGCTATGGGTGATATGTTATTAAAACAACAAACCCAAAATATGACCGCTGATGAAGTTAGAAAAAAATTCGGCGAACAAACATATGAACAGTTTAAAGCCCTTTCTGCCCAAGATAAATTTAATGCTGCTACTGAAAAATTAAAAGATTTATTTGTAAGTGTAATGACAGCTTTAACGCCTGTTATCGATCTTTTAGCTATGGCATTGCAACCTATTGCTTTTATAGCTAAAGGCTTATCTATGGCAAACGAAGCCACAGGGGGGCTTACTAATGGTTTAATAGGGGTAGGACTTACCGTTTTAGCTTTAACAAAGAAATTTGGTGGGTTAGGAG